GCGCCGCCCTGGACGAGATCAAGGGCAACACCGACGACAGCCGCGCCGCCGAACTGGAAGCGCGTCACGATGCGATCATGGGCGACTTCGACAAGGTGTCTAAGGACATCGAACGCGAAGAGCGTCAGGCTGCCATCGAGGCCCGCGCCGAAGAGCAGCGCGCCGCCCAACGCCCGATTCCGGGTGACGCCGAGGCTCGTGGCCAAGACGTCCAGGGCAAGCCGGAATATCGCGAGGCGTTTATTGCGCTCGCCCGCGCCGGCTTCGACCCGCAGGAGATTTCGCCTGAGCTTCGCGTGGTCCTCAAGGCGGGCGTGGAAAAGCGCGCCCAGTCCACCACGGTCGGCGCGGGCGGCTACACGGTCCCGACCGATCTGGCCAACGCGGTTGACAAGACCCTGAAGGCTTGGGGGCCGATGTACAACGAGGACATCTGCACCGTCATCACCACGTCGAGCGGAAACCCGCTGGACTTCCCGAAGATCGATGACACCGCCGTGGCCGTTGCCCAGCACTCCGAAGCTTCGGCCATGACCGACGACGGCGGCGTTGACGCTACGTTTACGAAGCTGACCCTCGGCGCCTTCGCCTATGACACCGAGTGGGTTCAGATTTCGATGGAGCTGCTGCAAGACAGCGCCATCAACATCGAGCAATTTCTCGGCGAACTGCTGGGCGAACGTCTCGCGCGTCGCGTCAACAGCGAACTGACCGTGGGTGACGGCACGGGCGACCCGCTCGGCATCGTCGCGGCTTCGACGCTGGGTGTTACCGCCGCTTCGACTACGGCGGTCACGTTCGATGAACTGCTGGACCTCTACCACTCGGTTGACCCGGCCTATCGCGCCTCCCCCAAGGCGCGCTGGATGTTCAACGACACCACCCTCAAGGCTATCCGCAAGCTGAAGGGCGGCGACGGCCAGTATATCTGGCAGATGGGCGACGTTCGGACGGGCGCTCCTGGCACGCTGTTTGACAAGCCGTACTCGGTGAACCAAGCCTGCGTGAACGGCGCGACTGGGACCAAGCCCATCGTCTTCGGTGACTTCGGGAAATACTACGTCCGCAAGGTCGGCGCTCCGGTGATCGGCGTGCGGCGCGAGTATTACTGGCCGAACATCGGCCTGGCTGGCGTGGTTCGCCTCGACGGCGATCTGATCCAGACGGGCGCCGTGAAGCACCTGGTCCAAGCTTAGGGACAGGGGGCGGGTTAACGCCCGCCCTCAACCTTTCCAACACTGAAGGAGTAGGTCATGTCCTACAATCAAACGGGCTACCGGAACGCGGATGGCGTCGAGGTCGTGACCGGCCAGACTGCGGTAACGCAGGCCACCAGCATCACCACGGGCGTTACCTGCAACGCCTACACGGGCGTCATTACCACCGTTTCGCAGACGGTGGCGGCTGGCGCTGAAGCTGAGTTCACCGTGACGAACGACAAGGTTGCGGCGACTGACGTAGTGGTCGCTTCGATCAAGACGCACACTTCGGCGGGTGACTTCATTGTGGCGGTTTCGGCCATCGCGGCGGGCAGCTTCAAGCTGCGGCTCACCAACCTTCACGCCTCCACAGCCGGGAACAACACGCTGGCCATTAACTTCCTGGTGCTGAAGGCCACGGCCTGATGCGACTGCGGATGCTGACGGGCATTGCCGGGGCCGATTTTGTCGTCAACCCCGGCGAGGAAACCGAGCGTTTCAGCGGTGATGAGGCTACGCGCCTTGTCGCCGCTGGATACGCGGTTCCTGTCAGCGACGAGATTGTGGAGCGCGCGGTAAAGGCTATTGCGCCGGAACGTCGGAAGGGGAAATCCTGATGTGGCGTCCGGTGATTGTCACGACCGCCGCGACCGGCGAGCCTATCGAGGCTGAGGACGCAATCGCGCATGTTCGGGCGCAAGGCGCGGGCGATGACGTCGAAATTGCCGCGATGGTCGCAACCGCTCGCGCCGTCGTGGAAAGCCGCACCGGAACCAAACTGTTCACGCAGACAGTTACCCTGCAAACAGATGATTGGGCGGACCTGGGCGCGCTTCCTGTCGCTCCGGTGCAGTCGATAACGTCTGTCACCTACACCGACACGGACGGCGCTAGTCAGACGCTAGGCGGTTCGGTGTATGAGGCGCGGCTCTACGGGTTGGAGCCGGCCATTGTTCTGAAATATAACCAGACTTGGCCGACTATTCGCCAAGGCTCTCAGATCGTCGTCGTGGCCGTTGTCGGTTATGGCGCCGCCGGAACGCAGCCGCCTGAAACCTTGCACGCAATGCGGCTAATTGTGGCTGATTTGTATGCGTTCCGCGAGACGGCGCAGATCGGCAGCGTGTCGGGCAAAATCCCAAGCACGGCCACGGTTGACGCTCTGCTGGCAAATCACAAGCTGGCGCTGATCGTCTGATGCGCGCCGGGGCTCTAGACCGTTTGCTTACCCTTCGCCGCCGCATGGTGCAGGCTGATGCGCTTGGCGAAGAAGTCGAAACCTTCGCCGACTTGGCGACCGTTCGTGCGAGCAAAACCGACATCAGCGACGCTGAAAAGGTGCGCGCCCAACAGGTCGGGGCCGAGATCACCACGCGGTTTCAGATCCGCTGGTCGGTGAACTGGTCGGACTTGAATCCGAAGGACCGGGTGACGTGCGACCTGCGCGAATACGAAGTGGTCGGCGTCAAAGAGATTGGCCGCCGTGAAGGCATCGAGATCACCGCCGCTGCGCGGGCCGATCAGAACAACCTCTACACTTAGGGCGAGCCATGAAAATCAGGATTACGACGGACAATCTGGCTCCGACACACAGCCTTGGTGATGTGATTGAGATCGCCGAAGCCGACGCGGTGCGGCTGTTGCAGGCCGGTTATGCGGTGGCAGCGGGTGAAGCTGCGGCGCTGGTCGTTAACGCCCTGCCTTTGCCTGAAGAGGTCGAGGCCCCCGCAAAACCCAACAAACCGGCGAAGGCAGAGCCCGCCGAAACCGTGATCGGAGAATAGACACATGGCCGACCTTTCAGTGACCGCCGCTAACTGCGTCCCCGGTGCGGGCGTGGTTCCCGAATTCGGCACGGCTGGCGAAACCATCGCCGCCGGCAAGGCGATCTATCTGGCCGCGTCCACGAACAAGTGGATGCTTGCCGACGCCAACTCCGGCACCGCTGAGGCTCGCGACGCCAAGGCTATCGCGCTCACCAGCTCCTCGCTCAATCAACCGATTGCTTACCAACGTTCTGGAAGCCTGACCTTGGGCGCCACCATGACGGCGGGAACGGTCTATTATCTCTCCGACACTCCCGGCGGCATCTGCCCGGTTGCTGACGTCGGCTCGGGCGAATACGTCGAGGTTATCGGAGTGGCGACGTCCACCACGGTCATGTCGCTTATCCTGGCTTACTCGGGCGTCGCGCTCTAGTGACGATCCGCGTCGAGGGTCTAAAGGAACTCGACCGGGCGCTTTTGGAAATGAAGACCGCCACGGCGCGGGGCACCGTTCGGCGCGCAATGCTAAAGGCGTTGCAGCCGATGGCGGACGAAGCCTCGCGTCTGGCGCCCGACGATCCCCGCACAACCGGCCAAGACCTTCACCGCTCAATCAAGGTCGGCGATGCGCTCAAGGCCGGGCGTTCGATGATGACAAAGGGCTTTGGGTTCGGAGACGGTCAAGTGACCGTTTGGATGGGTCCGACAAGGGAAGGCTATCCTCAAGCCATCATGCAGGAGTTTGGGACGGTAAAGCAGCCGGCTCAGCCCTACATGCGGCCCGCCTGGGACGCTGGAAAGGCCCAGCTTCTGGAGGACTTCTCCACGAACATGGGCGCCGAGATTACCAAGACAGCCGAACGCGCGGCGCGCAAGGCGGCACGGAAGGCGGGGCTCTAAATGGAAGAGGCGTTCCGCAATCATCTGTTGGCGTCGGTTCCGCTTGTGGCGCTGGTTGGCCAGAAAATCCGATGGGTGGTTTCGTCGCAAGGCGATACGGGAAACCGGATCGTTCTGACCACTATTTCGCGAGTGCCCGTCTATCACACGAGCGGTCAATCCGACCTTGCCGACGCGCGGGTTCAGGCGGACTGCTACGCTGAAAACGCCTTGGCGGCTCTAAGCATCGCACGGGCGCTGAAAGCGGCCATCCCCAAAACCCAGTTCACGCGCGACGGGCTAATGTTCTCGGTCACTCAACTGAGCGAGCGTCAGACCTACGAGGACGCGGCGCCGTCGCATCGGGTCCACCGCGTGAGCGTTGACTTTCAGGTCTGGCACACAAGCCCCTGAGCCTCAATACGCCCTTTGGCAAGGCGCCCGCCAACGTCGCGATGACGTCGGCCTTCCTTTAAATGGAGCCACCTGATGGCCATCACCGGCTATAACACTACGCTGCAACTCGACAACGCGGCGGGAACTCTGACCTCGCTTGGCGAGGTGGTCAGCATCACGCCGATCAACGTCGCGGTCGGCACGGTTGAGGCTACTCACCTGACCTCGACCTCGGGCTATCGGGAATACCTCTCGACCCTGAGCGATGCGGGCGAGGCGTCCGTGACCATTAGCTGGACCCCTGGCAACGCCACCGACGTCATTCTCTACACCGCCGCGACTGATCGCCTTGTGCGGACGTTCAAGCCGACGTTCCCGAACACGAAGTTTATTTCGGTTGAGTGCTTCGTGACCAGCTACTCGCCCGGCGCCATCAACGCCGACGGCAAGATGGAAGCGACCTTCACCGTCAAGTTCACCGGCGTCCCGACCTACGGGTGATAAATGCCTAACGCTTTGAAAGGCGAGGTTGGGTTTGAGGTCGAGGGCGAGGCTTATACCCTCCTCCTCGACTTCAACGCCCTGTGTGAACTTGAAGCGGCTTTGACGCCGGGTGATGACCGCAACGGCCCCAGGGCATCGCGTGCAACCCTCTGGGCGGCTTTGCAACGCCATCACGCGGACCTGTCGCTGAACGACGTGGGCGACCTCATCGCGGCCTTGACGCTTCCCCGCGTGCGCGAACTGATCGGCCAGGCGTATGACGCTGCCGGCCTTAACGAGGTGCTTGGCGGAAACCCTCTGAAGGCCCCGGCTCGGAAGAAGACGACCAAGACCGGGGCATAAGCGGCGCCCTCGGCGTCTATTACGAACTTGGGGGCGCGAGCGAAGATCAGTTCTGGCGTTTTACGCCGCGACTGTTTCGGCTGTGGATGGCGGCAAAGACGAAGGCGGCTAAGGCAGAGCGGGAGTTTTCCCGCTGGTGTGTCTGGCACGCTGCGGCGCTCCCCCGCGCTAAGGACTTTCCAGACCTTGGCCTGTTCGTGACCGGCGTTAGGCCGCCGACCCGTCGCCAGACCCCTGAAGAAATCGAAGCCGTGTTCCACGCTATGTTCGGACCACCGCCGGAGGATGCTTGATGGCAGGTTCGGTGATCGGCGCCCTCCGGGTAAGCCTTACGGCAGAGACGGCTCAATTCGACAAGGGCATCGACCGGTCCAAAACCAAGCTTCGCCAGTTTGACGCCGACACCCGCAAGATGGCGGGCAGCGTTTCGGACCTTGGCCGGGATTTTGGAACCGGGTTCGGTCCCGTCGGGACGGTTCTGGACAAGATCGGGGCGGCGGGCCTGGTGGCCGGCGCTGGCGTCGGCGCGGCTGTTGTCGCGTTTCAGGGGATGCAAGCGGCGCTGAAGTTCGCCGACGATCTGGACGCCACGGCGACAAAGATTGGCGTGACCGCTGAGCAGTTTCAGGAACTGACCTTTGCGGCCAAAGAGAACGACATCACGACGGAGGCCCTTAGCCAATCGTTGCAAGGGCTGAACGTCGCCCTCGGCGCCTACAAGTCAGGCGTGGGTGACGCCAAGGTCAAGAAGGTGTTCGAGGCTTTGGGCATCACGCCGGAAAGCCTGGCCGACGTCAACAACGCCGCCGACTTCCTGCCGATGCTCGCCGACAAGATCAAGGCTCTAGGCTCGACGGCTGAGCGCGTGAAGATCGCCAAGATGATGGGCGTCGAGGATCTGGTCCCGCTGCTTATGAAGGGCGGTGACGAAATCGACCGACTGGCCGCCAAAGCGCGTGACCTCGGCTTGGTCATGTCCAACGAACTCACCGCGAAGGCCGCTGACGCCAATCGCGAGCTTGAGGTGATGGGCGACTATATCACCGCGCATCTGTCGATTGCGTTTGCCGGTCTGGCGACATGGCTCAACGATGCGGCGAAGGACTTTCAGCCTCTGATCGACAAGATCAGGGAAGCCACTCAAGCCATGCGCGAATATCAAGCGGGCAGGGGCCGGGATATTGCGGCTCGCCAGCGCGAACGCGCCGCCGCGATGGAAGCGGCCAACGGCGGACGGCCAACCCGACAAAGCGCCCTGCTGCGCTCCGACGCTGAGAAGTACGACCCGACGCAGTTCGGCGATAGCGCCATCAGCGACCGCATGGGAACCCAGGCTTCGTTCGATGCCATGAGGCCACAAGGCGGCGGCGGCGGTGTCAATCGCAGCGGTGGTGGTGGTCGCGGGGCTTCCCGTTCGCGCGCCGCTGGCAAGCCGCGCTTTACCGGCAAGCTTCCGGACTATATCGCCGCCCTGATTGCCGAGGGACGGTTCACTGAAGCGTCTATCCGCGAAGCATACCCCGACGGCAACTTCCCCATGCAAGGGGGCGTCTTCCTACCCGATCCGGTGGTGGTCGATAGCAAGACGGCGTTCGACGCGGCGGACCTTGTGGCCAACGCGCGGCGGGTAGATGAAAGCCCTACGGGGTTCAGGTCTTCGGCAGATCGCGTTGGCGACGTCACGTCGGCCATTGAGGCGACCAAGGATCAAAACCGCGAAGCCTTCCGCGAAATGTTCTCCGGCGGGCTGATGTCCGCCCTTCGCGATGGCGAAGACGGCGTGCGCGAGTGGATGCGCCGCGGCGCTGAGCGCGGCCTGGAACAAGCCCTGAACAACCTCGCCGACCTGATCTTCAAGCTGTTCAGCGATTCAATGGGCGGCGGTTCGGGCTCCGGCATCGGATCGTCAATCGGCCAAATCGTCAGCGCCATCTTTGGCGGCGGCAACAGTTCCAGCATCCCAGGATTTGCGACCGGCGGGAACTTCACGGTCGGCGGGTCCGGTGGCGTTGACAGTCAGCTCGTCAGGTTCCGCGCGACGCCCGGTGAGATGGTCAACATCAGCCACGGCAACGACAACGGGTCGCGCGGTAGCGTTACGTTTGACATGCGAGGCGCGGTGGTCACGCAAGACCTTTTAAACCAAATGAACCAGATTGCGGCAAACGGCGACGCGCAGGTTCTCGGCGCCGTCGCCCGTGAGAAACAGCGCGGCGACAAGGCCAGTCGCTACACGGTGGCGAGGGCGCGGCGATGAGCGTCACGCTTCCAACTAGCCCGCCGCCCCGGTCCATCACGCCCCGGCTAGTCACGGTTCGGGCTGACCTTCGCCCGGCTTTTGGCGGGGCTACGCAGCGCATCGCGCGGGCGGGCTCCCATTGGGCGTTCGACGTTGAGATGCCGCCCATGTCCCACGCTCAGGCGCTAGATTGGGTCAACATCCTCCACGAGACGGATACTTGTATCCTGCAACTGCCGGAGCCGGGCATCACCATCGGATCTCCGGGAACGCCGCTGGTCAACGGTGCATCGCAAACCGGGACGTCACTCATCACCGATGCCTGGGCGGCGAGCTACGCCATCCCCAAGGGCAAGTTTATCGGCGTGTCGGTGTCGGGGCTTCAGTACCTCTACCAGACTACGACGGCGGTCACGGCGAGCGGGGCGGGGGCGGCTACGCTGGCCCTTCGTCCGATGCTTCGCGCGTCACCGGCTGACAACGCGGCCTTAATCGTCAACCCAACCACAATCGAGGGGTTCGTGAGCCTTCCCGATGGGGCCATGAACATCAGCGTCAACCGGCTGATCGAGGGTCTGACTTTTACGATTGAGGAGCGTCGATAGTGGACGCCACACTCAAAACCGAGTTTCAGGCGGCGGGCCTCACGACCTTCACCGCCGTCTCTATCGCGCTATCCGGTGGGACTATCTACCTCGTTTCGGGCGGGGCTGACATCACCATCGCCGCGCAACTCTACAGCGCATATAACACGACCTACGGCGCCCTTGGCGAAGTGGACATCATCAACGACGGGATCGACGGCCAGACCACGCGGGCGACTATCACGCTGCATCCGCCGTCGTCTGCGGCTATCGCGGCACTCGCGGCGACGGCAGAGCAAGACGCACGGGTCTACGTCTATCAAGGCGCGGTCAACACCGCGACCGGCGCCAGCATCGGCACGGTCGAAACCCTGTTCCGGGGTGAGCTGGATTATCCGTCGCTGTTCGTTGGCGAGAGCGGTTACGCGCTGACCCTGGAATGCGGGACCGAAGAGGCCCGGCTTCTAGAGCGGAACGAAGAGCGCAAGCTCGTAAACACGTTTCATCAGGCGTGCTTCTCCGGCGAGCTGGGGCTGGAGAAGGTGACGGCGCTGGTTCGCAAGGTCTACTGGCGAGCGACCGCGCCTACCACAGTCGTCGCCACAAGCCGTCCGCGTGGCCCCGGTGGGCGGTCCTGATGACGCCTCCTATCGTAATCCGCAGCGAGGCCGCGCAAGCCTGCATTGACCGGTTCAACGGCAAGGCGATGTCGTGGGGCAAGGTCGATTGCGCCAAGATCGCGGCGCATAACCTGCGTCATCTCGGCATCGCTACGTCATTGATGAAGGGCGCCGTCTACACGTCCGAGATGGGCGCAGCGAAGGAATTGCGGGCGCGCGGGTTTAACGGCCTTGGCGACGCGATGGACGCAATCGACCGGCTATTCCGCATCCCGCCTGCGATGGCCACGACGGGCGATGTGATTGGGCTGGCCTGCGAGGGCTCGCTTTGGGACATGGCGCTGGTCGTGTCGGTGGGCAACGGGCGCGTGCTGGGGATTAAAGACGGGCTTTGCGCTGTCATGCAACCCGACATGAACCAGGCGCTCGCGGCGTGGAGGTGTAACCCATGCCGCAGGTAGCTGCCGCCGCTGCGGCGTTTATCGTTAGCGCCGTGGGCGCAACCGGCGCCACCACTGCGATTATCACGGCGGGCGTTAACTTGGCTGTGGCCGCCGCAACGCAGGCCATCATCTCGTCAATCACTCAGGCCATCACCAAGCCCAACGTTGCGGCGGCAGAGGGGCGTCCTACCGAATGGGCGGCAGACCCTAACGCGGCTATTCCGTTCGTTCTGGGCCGTCGCGGCGCGTCGGGCGTCATCGTTCACCGCGACACCTACGGCGCCAACAATCGCTTTCTGGCCAACGTCACCGTCTACAGCGGCGGCGGTCCTATCAACGCTTATGGCGACTTCCTGGTGGACGGCGCCACGGTCTCATTTACCGGCGAGGCCATGAACGGCTCGCCCGCCGGTCGCCTGTATCGCCAGACCAAGCTGGGCGACCAGCCCGACACCGCGTTGACCTCGCCGACCGTCTCGCCAGCCGCATCGCTGAGTGACTGGGGAGCGTCGCACAAGCTGTCGGGCTACGCCTGTTCGATGATTACGTTGCAGCAGGACGGCGACTTCAAATACTGGCCTGCCGGCATCCCGAGGACGTTGCAGGAAATACAGGGCATCAAGTCGTGGGACCCCCGGCTGGATAGCACATGGCCGGGCGGGTCGGGCTCCTGTCGCCTCGCTACGCCGTCAACCTGGGTCTATTCGACTAACCCGATTATCAACGCTCTGAAGTGGGCGCTGGGCATCAAGCACAACGGCGTTCTGGTCGGCGGCATCGGATCTTCGGTGGACGGGATAGACGTGGCGGCGTTTATCGCGGCGGCCAACGTGGCGGATACCAATAGCTGGACGGTTTCGGCGGTCGCCTACTCTGACGCACCGTCAGGCGACGACAAGTATCAGGTACTTGAAGCACTGTTGCAGGCGGGCGGTGCGGTTCCCTCGCGCAAGGCTGGCAAGATCAGTTGCGTCTCGCGTGCGGCTAACCCGTCGTCGGTCGTCACCATCACGGCGGCGGACACGGCGGGGCCGTTTGACTTCCGGGCTGGGGCGTCCCGTGAAGGCCGCATCAACACCATCATCCCCCGGTGCGTTCAGGAAGCGCACGAGTGGGAAATGGTCGATCTGGAGCCTGTCACCAGCTCCACCTATGTCACCGAAGACGGCGGGGCGACGCGCTCGCGAGGCGTGACGTATGCCTATGTGGCCAACGCCGACCAAGCCGCGCAGCTTGCTGCTTACGACATCGCCGACAGCCGCGAGGGCATCACCGGGACCATTACGCTGAAGCCGTACCTTCGCGACTTGGAGCCGGGCGACGCCTTCACCATCAATGAAGACGGGTTCGCGCTGGCCTCTCAGAAGTGCCTCGTTCTGTCACGGTCCTATGACCCGGCGCGGGATGTGGTGACGGTGACGTTCCGCAGCGAAACGGCGGCAAAGCACGCATGGGCGCTAGGCAAGACGGGCGTGGCGCCGTCCAGCCCCACGCTGGGGACAGTTGACCCCGCGACGGTCCCGACGCCGGATGTCGCAAACTGGTCTGTAACGACCCCGACCAATAGCTCGCCGGTTCTGCTGTTGAGCGGAGCGGTTCCCACGTCCGTAAACGTCAGCAAGGTCATAGTTGAGTACCGCGAGGACGGCTCAACGGATTGGCGGACGTTTGGCGAACTGGGGCCGTCCACCATCGGGGCGGAACTGGCCGGGCTCACGGCAAACACTGATTATGAGATCGCCGTTTCCTACCGCAACACCTTCGGTGCGCTCGGTGATCGCCTTGTCCTGACGCCCGCCACAACCGGCTACCTAGCGGGCGGCGATCTGGCCGATAGCAGCGTCGATTCCCCGTCCGTCAATACGGGCGCACTCACCCGCATCACCGCTGACCAGTCCGTGGGCACGTCCGTCACGATTATTTCGGCGGGTGGCAGTCCAAACAGAGTGCTAATCAAGACGATGGATTTCACCATTGACCGCAGTGACAGCAAGATCACGGCGATGATCAACTTCAACTACGAATCCAGCAACTCAAACATTTCAAACGTCTACGTCAAGGTCGGAACGACGGCTCCAACGTGGAGCGGGTCGGTTATGACAAACGCCGATCTGAAATATCCGGTATCTGCCTACAGTGGACCGGCGACGACGTTTGTCATTCTCACCGGCCTCTCGACCGGCACAAACACGATAGAGGTCTGGGCCAATTCGACCGGCTCCGGCTCGCATAGCAACGTCGCCGTTAACCCCTACTTTCAGGTCATTGAAAACAAGAGGTCGGCGTGAAGTGGTTCCGCGTCCGCACCGACGACGGGTGCATTGTCGGCATCTGCGAGATGTCGGAACAAGACGCGGTTCGCAATCTGCCTCGCGGCCAGCTTCTCGTTCCGCATGATCCGGCGGTCCCGCTTCACCACCGCTGGCAGAACGCGGAATGGATCGACGCTGGCTTGCCGGCTGGCCCGGAAGCAGATTTTCGCTTTATGCGCCGGTCGGGCTACGACGTGGGCGCCCAGGTTGGCGCGCTGATGAAAGTTGTCGAGGCGTTGCTGTCCAAGCCCGATCTGGCGGCGGCTTTGCCTGAAAACGTGAAAGCCGAGTTCACGGCTCTGGCTGCCCACAACGCTGCCATCAAGGCCGCGCATCCCAAGCCCTAGCCCGGTAGGAATCCTTTATGACCGCTACACAGCGCGCCGTGGTCGATGACCTCGGCAATATCAACGTGCATGGCCGCTCGGCGCTTGAGATCGTCTGGAAGGTCAAGGACGCCGAGGGCTCGTTCATCAATATCTCGGCAAGCGACCTGTTCGTCGAGATCGCGACCAAGCTCCGCATCGCCCTGGTGGCTGGCGAGGACAACTACAGCCGCAAGCTGACGCTGACGCGGGCGCAGATCGCGACCCTGCCGCTGAACCAGCCGCTCGACTACGCGCTGCACGACGAGACGCCCTCGAGCCCTGCGACGATCTGGAACGGCAAGATCACCGCCTACGGGTTCCGCACGGCGCCGTCTGGCGCGGCTGCGGTAGATCCGGGAACTGCCAGCTGGACCGGCGCGACGGTCACGGTTATGCAGGGCGAAAGCGTCCCCACGGTCGTCGTCACCTACATGGGCGCGACGGGATACGGCATTCCGACTGGCGGGACGGTCGGGCAATACATCCGCAAGGCATCTGCGACCAACTTCGACACGGCGTGGGATACCATCACGGCTGACGACGTGTCAGGCCTGTCGGCGAGCCTGTCGACGCTCACCTCGGCAGACGCCTCGCTGACAAGCCGGGTGTCGACCGAGGAGACCACCCGCGCCACCGCCGACACCTCGCTGACCACGCGGCTTTCCACCGAGGAAGCGGCCAGGGGCTCAGCCGACACCTCCATCGTTACCCGCTTCTCGACCGCCGACACTTCCCTGACTACTCGGCTTTCGACCGAGGAAGTCACCCGCGCGTCTGCCGACACGTCGCTGACAAGCAGGCTTGCAACGGAGGAGTCTGCGCGATCTTCAGCCGACACCTCGGTCATGGCGGCGTTTGCGGCTTCAGGCGGGTCGGGGCTAGTAGGTTTTGTGCAGGCCGGGACGGGTGCGGCGACGCGGACGACGCAGGCCAAAATGCGCGATGTCCTTACCACTGCTGACTTTGGCGCCGTAGGCGACGCAACGACAGACGCCACGGCGGCTATTCAAGCGGCGCTGGACGCGGCGGCGGCGGCTGGCGGCGGCACGGTGTTTATCCCTGCGGGCATCTACAGGATCAGCAACACCCTGCTGATCCCCTCCAAGGTTCACGTTCGCGGGGCCGGGCGTGGAGCCACCGTTCTGAGAGGCATTGCTGGCCAATATTCCGGCAAGTCGGTCAACGGATTGACCGCCTACATTACCCTCTGCATGGGAGCGGTTGACCGCGCCAGTGTGGCGCACCTGACGGTCGATCACGCGACCAACGGCTGCACTGCCAACGGCATCGGCTGCACCATTGATGCGTCTGGCAACTATTCGACGAACTGCACCGTGTTTGACTGTGAGATCACGGCGTCGGTCAATTCTGGCTATCTGTTGTGGAACCTCAAGGGCCGGTACATCAAGTACGTCGGCAATTACCTGCATGGCGGCTATGTCAGCGGAGTTAGCACTCAGGAAGGAATTGAAACTTTTGGCGGGCTAGACGTGCTGATCGAGGGCAACACGGTCATCAACGTCGGGTCGGCTGGTGTTTACTGCGTTGCCGAGCAGATCAGCGGCCTGCCGGCGGGTTCGTCGGGAACCACGGTCGCCGCTCGCATCCTCAACAACTACATTTCCGGATGCAAGCGGGGGATCAACATCACCCCCAGCGAGACCGTCAAGAACATCAAGGTTATCGGAAACCAAATCTTTGACAGCAGCTCAATCGGTATCCAAATGACCTGCGCCAGCGGCGTGACGATTGAGGATGTGTCGATTAACGACAACACAATCGAAAACGCCCCGGTAGGCATTAGCCTGGGCTGTTCGTCGGGGGCGGTCACTCGCAAGATTCAGGTCTGCCGTAACACGATCGAGAACACCACGGACGCTAACAACGGCGCGATTTATGCGTCGTATCTTTCCAATGCGATTTTCGCGGGAAACCAGACGCGGACGGCGGCGGGGTACGGCCTTTATGCCAACACGATCACCGACTGCATCATTGACGGCAACCGGTTCACCAGCATCCAGAAGATGGGGATGCTCTGCGACGACAATACGCGCCTCAGGGTCACCAATAACGAGTTCATCAGCTACGATCTGGCAGCGGGCGCGGAACCTGGGATGCTTGTTCGCGGCAACACCGACACCCTGATTGCGCGCAACACCTTCAGGACCGGCGGTTCGGCGGCCTATCTGGTCAATGTGTCGAGCACCACGTCGTCGCGCGTAATCGTGCAGGACAACTATGCGACCGGGACGGCGACCACAAACCCCGTTTATCTTAACGCGGGCCTGAACCCCAACACGGGGACCATATCCCCGACTGCGGGGGCCACCTCAACCACGGTGACAAACTCGCTGGCTCACCAATCGTCGCGCATCCTGATCTGGCAATCGGCAGGAACGCCGCTGGCCTTTAGCGTCAGCCGAACGAGCGGCGCCTTCACCGTGACGTGGGCCAGCGCCGCTGTCGGCAACGAAACCTATCAATACGAAATCCGATGACCGCCGCGACCCCTGACCGGAGCCACGACGCATGAACCTTCCGCCCGAGATCATCACCCTGGCCCTCGCGGCGGTCGCCGTGATCGTCTGGGGTGTCCGCCTGGAGGGGCGGGTCAATTCCGTTGACAAGGACGTTGCCGCAAGTCGAGTGGCCCTCGACGTCGCCAACGCCCGCGTCGACGCCGAGGCTGTTGCTCACCGGGCCACTGCTGACAGCCTGATCCGGGTCGAGGAGCAACTGAAGTACGTCAGGGAGTTGCTCGAACGTCACTTCGTCATCGAGGAGCCGACCCCGCGCCGTCGTCGCCCCGGCGGGCCGGCGTCGTGAGCTTCAAGGGCTGGCCGTCGCTGATCTGGCACGCTCCCGGCAGAGCGTGGGGCGGAATGCTTCGGGCGGGTTCCCTTGCTACCTGGATGCAATGGGGCGCCGGGGTTTCTGCAACCGCCGGGATGCTCGGTTATGGCTGGGTCATCTGGAAAGGCCCGTGGCCGGCCAACGCGGCGGGAAAGCAGCTTGAACTGCTAGGCCAAGGTCAGATGATCTTTGGCGGTGTGGTCCTGGTGGCG